CGCCCCATCTTTGAAATTTACAGTGGGTTCCGAGTGTGGTATGATGTTAAATTGTGGTTGATTGTGGAGATCCGGGCCCGGCGGTAATTTTGTTACACTCCAGCTCACTCCGGTGAAATTTTGTTACTGCGGTAATTTTGTTACCGCTGAGCGCGCCGGTGTGTTCTATTGTTACCGCGGTAATTTTGTTACCGCTCCCGCGCTCTCCGGATCACTTCGTTTCTGGCCCGCGCTCGCTCGCTATTGACCCGCCGGTCATTAGCGCTGGCTCCGCTTGTATTCTGTATACAAAGACCTGCGTGTTTTGACCCTATAGAGACATTGTGACTCGCTGGAGTCAGCTCCCTGTCTCTGGAGAGTCAGCGTCTGGAGGCTCGCTGGAGGGCGCCGGTGAGCATTCGGGGGCCATGGTGTATTCTACATCCGTGACCAGACCTATTCTCCAGACTCGCGCTGCGGGCATCCTCTCGCGCACCAGCTCTAGAGCGCGCTTGAGGTTTGGAGCTCTAGCGGTCGTGCGGCGAGCGGTGTGGTTGGGTGAGTCGGAGAGGTATAGGTAGTAGGTGTTGTTGGTCACGCTGGTCTCTTGGCCAGGTCGTCGTCTGGTCTATAGGTCAGGTCGTCGTCTGGTCTATAGGTCAGGTCGAGCGCCAGTCTATTCTCTAGTAGATCCCAGAGCTGAGTCATGAGCTGATCCCAGAGCTGATCTCTAACTGAACGCATCTTGATCCTCCTCGAGCTGAGTCCTAAGCTGAATCTCGAGCTGAAGCCAGAGCTGAGTATAGAGCTGATTCACGAGCTGATTCCAGAGCTGAGTCCTGAGCTGATTCCCGAGCTGAATCCTGAGCTGAGTCCAGAGCTGATTCGAGAGCTGAATCCTGAGCTGATCTCTAACTGAACTCATCATGATCTTCCTCGAGCTGATCCCCGAGCTGATTCCTGAGCTGATTCCTGAGCTGAGTATAGAGCTGATCCTCGAGCTGACTGCAGAGCTGATTCCAGAGCTGAGTTTCGAGCTGATGCTTTAAATGCATTCGATTGATTCTTTCATCATATAGTGATTATACCATGTGCGATCAAGTCAGTACACATAAAAGAGGCGGGCTAATGCCCGCCTCTCGCTGCAGTGGAGACAGCAGCGTAGTTATCAGGTGCGAATTTCCGGCTTAAGGAAGTCGCGGACGTCCTCGACACCAAATGTCCAGGCCTGAGCTTCTAGCGCAGTCTTCATGTCCGGCGGGACGGGAAGGGCGAAGGTACGGCCAGTGCCGCAGAGCACCTTGAGGAAGCGCTCGCGACCGATCTCAGGAATCTCGACCTCGAGGAGCTCACCGATCTCGGGGTCCTCGTCGCGGTCGATGGTCTTGGCCTTGAGCTCTTTCAAGACGTTTACCCAGCCCAGGATCTCGCAGGCCGCGCGACGCTGCTCGACGTTCTCCCAGGTGAGAGCGATCTTCGCGGTCAGCGACTTGCGGTTGTCGATCCACTCGCCCGGAATACGAGTGCCGTGCCAGGAGTAAACACCCCAGCCGTCGCGGTACTCAACGGCCGGCCCGTCCTCGCGGTGCAGCCGTCCCTCGTTGTCCATCTTAGTGACCATGGGACGATCGACCAGGAAGCAGACGCCCTCGAACGGGGTCCACCAGTTGACGCTCTCGGAGATGTCTGCCCAGAGGCGGAGGAGCTTCGAGTTATCGCCGAAGTCGACGCCGATGCGCTCGGCGAAGAGATAGTAGGCGATCCAGTACGAGTCCTGCTGGCCGAAGAAGCTGCCGTTGACGTACTCGTCAGTATTCACCTTCTTCTTGCCAGAACGCTTGGAGATCTCGACAGCGGCCGCGCGGGGCGAGGCCACTCGAATGAATTCAGGCTTCTCCATATTCAACCGAGTATAGAACTCAGTGATGGCTGCCTCGGCTCGAGGGAAATCAGCCGGCTCAGTGTTCATGCCCTTTGCCAGCCATTGTTCGCGAAACGCGACCAGATCCTTTTCCTGTTCCGGCGTCAGCTTTTCGATCTTCTTAGTCGTTGCCATGATGTAAAGTCTCTTTCAATTAACAACCAATCGTAAGTATATTCTACCATACAAAGTAGATAAAGTAAACAACTATTTTATAAATAGTGTGTCCGTCGCGGAGCGCCAACTCCCACGGACTCTATAACTGGAGGAGTTACAGCAAACAATGTCTATTTACTGCACATATTTAACGGTGTATAATGGGAACTTAATGCCCAAGTTCTACATTGGATCGACGAGTCTTAACAAGATCAATAGAGGATATCATGGGACAGTTAAGTCTAAGAGATACAAGAGTATCTGGAAGACAGAGCTACAGGAGCATCCTGAGTTCTTTATCACTCACGTTCTCACAAGACATGATACAAGAACAGATGCTTTAGAACGCGAGTCGAGATTTCATGAGAAGCTGAAAGTTCATCGCAACCCTATGTATATCAATATGGCTACAGCGAACGGGAAGTTCTACAACCAATCGTTGACCGATGAACATAAGCATGCCTTACTTCTAGCAGCTCTCAGACCTAAGTCAAAAGAACATAAGCGCAAAATAGGACTCGGCAATAAGGGAAAAATAAGGAGTCCTGAACTTCGTAAGAGAATAGGAGATGCGCAGCGTGGTCTATCAAGACCGGAATTCTCTGAAGAACATCGTAAGAATATATCTAAAGCACTTATGGGAAAATCTTTAAGTCAAGAGCATCGCGCAAAGATTAGCCAAATACAAATGGGTAAGAAACTTTCAGAAGAGCATAAGAAAAAGATAGGTAGTGCTCAGAAAAATAGAGTTTTCTCTGAAGAGCATAAGCGTAAGATATCAGAAAGCAAAAGACTATCGTGGAAAAGAAAAAAGGGGATCAATTGATCCCCTTTATCTGCATCAATCTTCTACGCGTCTAAAACCCTCTGCTACGTACTCGCGCTGGCGACGCACGTGATACGTACCCTTGTTGAACGCGATCGTCTCGTGCGTGTCGTGAGGGCGCATGTGCTCGAGCAGCGCGCCGTCTTCCTCGACCTGGAGAAACACGTCCATGATCGAGTCGGGAAGAGTAAACATCTTCACGCGATCTGCGAGCATGACGTGGTGGTGGTCAGTCTCCGAGTGGGTGACGATGAGTCGACCGTTCTCAGGCTGGACCGGCACTGCGTTGGCCGGAAGGGCGCTGCAGCGCCGAATATAGATGTCGCCCTGCGCGCACACCGTCTTAAACTGCTTCATGATTTAACCCCTAGTTGCTGGTTTTTTGCTGACTAACTACTTACTCTACTACTTATTATACCACGGACGCCGGCCGTTGTACACTGTTGATGTGCTTACAGCTCTTGTGAAAGCCAAAGCCAACGCACGTGCACGACCAACTCCTGCCGTCTCGAGTCACGACGTACTCGCTTCCCTTAGAGCCCTTGACCACGTGCGTCTCTCGCCGCATGGTCTCGGCCGCGAGCTCCTGCCTGACGCCACCGATCGAGACGATGTCTCGCTTCTCGATGACGCGAATCGGCGTGAAGTCGTCGCCAGTCATCGCGATGCAGTTTGCGGACACGTGCCTGGGGTTCTCGAGGATCACACCGCGGTATGTCACGGTGGCGGGCTCGTTGTAGAAGATGGCTCCAGACCCACAGGGCCGATTGCGCACCACTACTTCGACGGCGTTAGTCATAGATCGCATCGAGAACGTCTTCCAGAGTATAGATCGGCTCCGAGTCGGCTGCGCCAAACTGGCTGAGCTTTTCCATCACGAGGAGCATACTATTGCGAGTAGCAGTGGAGTCGTTACCAGAGTTAACTAGCTGCTCGAGTGCTTGATTTAACTGACGGGCCGCCAGCATATCACCGGGCATGGTATAGAGCTGCCAGTCACCGGGAGTAAGATTGACAGTAATAGTCTTCTTAATCGCGATCTTATCACGCAGCGCCATGTGTATCTCCATTCTTCATCATATAAAATTATACCATCGTTGAATGGCGTTGTACACTACTTTAGCTTACTCTCGACGAGCTCCACGAGGTCGGAGACAGTCTTGAGCTCCGACGTCTCTCGCATGTTGAGAGTGATGTCGAACTCATCCTCCACGCCAAGTATGAAGTCCATCATGGCCGCGGAGTCCATGTACAGATCGTAGAGGCGGTCCTCGTACGAGAGCTTCTGCCGCGCGAGGCGGGAGAGCTCTCTCAGGATCTTCTCGGACTTGAGAGTGCCGATGACTTCGTTCTTCAATCCCATCCCCTGCATCCGCAGTAATACGAGTCGTACTCGTGCCCGTCTGGGTTTGACGTGAAGCTCTGACACACGAGTCTCCTGCCTCGAGCCCAGTTCTCCGTGGTGTGAGCCACTATGTTATACTTACAGGACACACACATGTGCTTGGAATAGTCAGAGCCCGGTCCACGATACTCGAAGAACGGGAGGTCTGGAGCCGACTTTTCCTTTCGGCCGCAGGAACACGAGGCTGTGCGATTGGCGAGGTTCATTAGGCAGCATTCCTCAGGAAGTTGACATTGCACTTGAAGCCACGGTTATCACGGACGCGAATCAGCTTCACGGGCTGCTTGTGAGCCCGAGTGTTGACGCCGGCGACTCGATACTCGACACCGCCGATGTTCACGACCTTGCCGAAGAGCCCGGCCGAAATGCCGTTCTTGTATGCGAAGCGCTGGAACTTGAACTTCTGATCCAGCTCCTCCGTAGCCTTCGAGGCCTGTGTCTCGATCGTGAGCTTCACCTTCTTGGTAAACTCGAACGTGCCAAAGCGAGCTGAACTCGGCTCGAACTTAAGGCCATTCTCCGTAGCGAACTGCTTAACGAGAGCGTTGAACTTGTTGTGCAATTCGCCGGCGTTACGCTTGTCAAAAGTGATGTACTTCACGTTGGCTCCAATCTTCATCATATAGTAATTCTACCACAGTCTTTAGCTGTTGTAAAGGACTAAAATGCCGCTTCGTCTTCGTCCAGTTCTTCGTCTTCCTCGGGGAACGTAGAGTTCCACTCGGCGTCCGTAACACCGGTGAGGATGAACTCGCGCTGACTCGCGTCGAGCTGCGGGAATGCGTGCTGGATCAGAGCGCCGTTCTCGTACTGCACGGCCTGCTCCATCGTGATCGGGAGATCGAGAGTACGAGTGATGCCCGAGATCATTGACTTACGCGTAACCAACATTGCTGTCTCCAGAGTAAAAGGGATGATCTCGAGGCCAGCCCCAACGTTAGGGTCGCGGACGCCTCGAGATCACCAGTCTCAGTCTTCGTCTTCGTCGTAAAACTCACCGGCCGTGTCGATCTCGACGTTGTCGAACCAGATCATGCCGTTGCGGGTGACGCCGGTGCGAAACGGCCGTGCGAACTCAATCACATGGCCGAGAAGGACGTCGTTGTCCTTGACCTCGAGATTCAGGTCAGAGACCAGAACGCAGCCGATGAGACCGGCGTCCACGCTGTAGCTCCGACCCTTGTTGTCCAGATACGTGCCGTCGCCGTACGCGGTCCCATAGGTGGCGAAGCGAGTGCCATCCGACAGCTGCATCTCGCCGTCCTTGCAGCTGTTGCCGTCGATCGTCTTGTCGCAGAAGTCGTCCCAGCGCTCGTGCATCACGTATGCTAAATCTCCAATATAATAGGTTCCGGCGGGCATCATCAGTTTGTCTCCTCATTCATCATATAGTAATTCTACTATAGATACTGACCGATGTACACAGTGGAGTGTGTAACTTTATTTCTTTGTTAGTGCTTTGGGAGTAACGAAGTTACTATCTCTAGTTCTTCAACCCTTTTCTTCCAGAAAGTCTCTTGATAAGATCCTGGCTTAGAAGTTTGAAGCATGTAGAGAGCTTCATAGTATTCTTCTAGTTTAGTCTTAGGACTCGTATCGGGCTGCTTCTCGCTCACCGGATGAAACCCATGCGCGGCATCTCCACGTTCTTCTTCTCGTTGAAGATCTCGGCCAGAGTCGACTCGCGTCCCGGCGGTGATACTCCGATCTCGGACGCCACGATCGCGGCCTCGCCGGCCGATAGAGCTCGACACTTCATGAAGTCAAAGCAGCGACCTGGGCGGGTGAGAGCCGAGTCGATGCGCTGGAAGTCCGAGAGGTTGGTTGTGAACACGATCTTCTTGTCGTGGAGAGGGATGAGACCGTCAGCCACGTTCAGGAAGCGTGAGATCATCTTGTTGGCGTCGCTCTCTCGAGACGTGAGCAGCACGTCGGCGTCCTCCACGATAAGCACTGATGGCTTGCGGTCGGTGATGAACTCGATGAACACATTGTCAGAGTTGAGGATGCGCTCGTCGTACGAGATGTGAGCTCGATAGCCCATGGTCTGGTAGCGGAAGAGGAAGTGCCTGAGCAGAGAGGTCTTGCCGGTGCCGGGCGGGCCCGCCATGAGAAGGATAGGAGAGCTCGACTTCGTGTAGCGCTGTAGATACGACTCCACGCCCCCGTCTAGCCAGGGATAGAACGAGTCTCGAGTATCGCGGCGGTCCTCGGGCATGAGGCTGATGTCCTCATACGTGCCCCCGTGAGCCCCCAAGTAGTGCCAGCGCACCGACGGAGCCTGCTCGTCTCGAAACAGGGAGTTTAGAGTGTCGACCGCCATTTGGACGTTGCCGACGACGCCGAAGAGCCTGAACTCCCACGTTCCAGCGCTCTCGGCGAAGTAGTCGAAGTGAGAGTCGCCTGGAAATTGAATCATGATCATCAGCGACTCGGTGCGCCGGTAGAACAGCTGCTTGGACATGCCGGTGTCGATGACCGTCCAGCCAGACGCGTCGGCGTTGAGCGTCGCGTCGATGCGGCTCATGACACTCTTGAGAGAGCTCTTGAGCGAGTACGAGAGCGTGGTCATGACGATGCTGGAGTTAGGCCAGCGCTTAGCCGCTGTCTGAGCGAACTCGTGCTCCAGCACCTCGCTCGGGCGCCCGAAGACGCCCGAGCCGAAGTAGTAAGGGTCATATCCCGTCGGTTTCATCATTACTCCTACTTGTTGCGAAGGCAGGTGACCCGCGCGATGCGCTGCCACTTGTCGCCGTTGGCCTTGCGAATGCGTGCCAGCTTGATGACCATGCGGAGCGAGAGCTCGCGGAGGTTGTCGGCGTTGTCGTCGATGAACTTGGTGACGTCACCGGCCTCGTGCCAGTTGAGGTCGCTCAGCAGACCCTGCTTGACCACCTGGCGAATGCGCACGAGGTAGTCCTGCTTGGTCTTCATCGTGAGGTCGACGTAGTGAGAGCGCGACAGCATCGCCTGGAGGTGAGGGGCCAGGCGAGAGCCGCGGTCGATCGCGGCGTCGAAGTCGATGTTCGTGATGAACACGATCGAGCCGTTGAAGTCGAACGAGCGCGGGATGATGTCGGCCGACTCCTCGTCGATGAGGGTGGCCTCGGAGAGCCACGAGACGCGACGGCGCTCAGTGGTGTCGGCCACGGCCTTGAGGAGGTTCAGGGCCACGTCGTCGAGGAACACCGAGTCGGCGTCGTCGAAGATGATGACCTGGCCGGCGTTCCTGTACTGGTACAGGAGCTTGTAGAGGCCGGTGGCCTTGGCGTAGCCGCGGATGAAGGTGTGGTTCTTCTCCTCGGGGTCCCACTCGCGCATGACGCGCTCGACCGTGAACGACTTGCCGAGACCGGCGGGGCCGGACACGATGAGGGAGCGAGAGACGCCGGTGATCACCGACTTGGTGATCTCCTCGAGAACGTCGAAGCGCTCGGAGATGCGGGCGTCTACCTCAGCATCGGTCTCAACGCGCTTGGCGATCTGCACGGCGGGGAACTGGGCCGTCTTGGCCTTGGTGTTCTTTCGGTCGTAAACGCCTTTAGGAATGATAACCTCCATCAGATTTGATATTGTAATAATACCCCATAATGAAGATGCTGTACACAATAGAATGCATAATTTTGTTTCAAAGATGGAAGAAATTTTGAAATATAAATACAAGGTGGCCTGTCGCGGACCGTGAATCCCACAGGCTCTATAACTGGAGGAGTTACAGCGATGTCAAATATTTATTACGTCTACGCGTATATTCGTAAGTCTGATGGAACACCTTACTATATCGGTAAGGGTAAAGAAGACAGAGCATATGCTCCGCATGGTGGAGTAAAAGTTCCAAGAGATAAATCCAAGATAGTATTTTTAGAGACCAATTTAACAGAATTGGGTGCTTTTGCTATCGAAAGACGTTTAATTAAATGGTATGGACGAAAAGATATTGGTACCGGCATTCTTAGAAATAGAACACATGGCGGTGAAGGTTTTACTGGAAAACATAAACCAGAAAGTCGTGAAAAAACTAGACAATCTTTACTATCTAAGCGAGAACAAATAAGACAAACGACAATAAATCAATGGAAAAATGGTAAAGCCATTATAGATCAAGAAAAAATTAAAGAAAGTATGAAACAAAAATACGGTGTAGATAACATACGACACCTAAAATCTACGTGCGAACACTGTGGTAAATCTGGTCAAATGGTAGCCATGTTAAGATGGCATCATGATAATTGTAGGTCGTGCAGGTAGGTGGCAGTTGATTCTGTTTCTAGGTCCAACTGACAAAACCCAAGAAGACTAGGCTGCTAGAGCCATATCCTCAATGCCATTATCATTCGCGGCATTTAACGATGCATCTATCACGGCTTCTGCTTTACCGATTCTCCACCGTCTCTTCAGCACCAGTCGATCCTGTTTCGCCCCCAGCATAGACACCTCGATGGCACATGATGACTCGCATATTGTCGCTATCATCTTTCCACGAATCGAGATCGTATACTCATCTAAGAGTACTTTTTATGCCTGTGTCTGTGGTGGAGGCGGCGGGTACTGCCCCCGCGTCCTGATTGCCTATCCACACGGCTTCATCGAATTAGGCGCCCAGTAACTTTAAAGTCCACCGGGCTGGGACTACTTCTAATACAACGGCCAGCGTTACCGCACTTCTCGCTCGAGCCTGCCGGCCGTCGGAGCGCTACCTACGATTACCTACAAAACGTAGCCGGCTGCAGGGGGGAATCAAGAGGGCCAGGTCGATCTGGTAGGTCCCTCAGGTTAGGTCTCTGCATACTATCGACTCGACGTCGTATTAGTCGTCTCTGTTATACCTTTCGGCGTGCTGCCATTTCAGTTATCCTTCGTTCCCTCTTCCTTCATGTAACGCTTGCCCTGCTTCTCGGCCTCTCTCCTATTGGTCAAGAAGTGAGACTGCCTGATCTTACCGTTCCTATGCAGCGTGAGCAGGTAGCCGGGTCTGACGACGTGCTCGCCGTTGATCAAATAATCCATGATATAAGGCTCTACTGTGTAGGTCCTTATGTCTGGTTCCCTGAGCCAATCGGGCGTCTTACTAAGAAGCATAGAGCTTACTCCTGTTTACTGTCTATTTATGCTCTACTTGGCCGCGAAGATTAGGTCGCCTGCCGCACGATCGACCACGCTATATCCAAAAGACTGCATGTATGGAATGCATGGATCAGCGAACTCAGCAAACACCACTGGCTTGAAGTTCTCCAACGTGTTAACGGCTCCCTTGAGGATGTTCAGCTCATAACCCTCGGTGTCTATCATGATCAGATCGCAGTGGTCTAACGCTAGGTCATCAATTCTGATAGTAGGCACTATTGTCTCGCCGTTAGGTACTACCACTCTCACGCCGTAGTTGGTCTCCCAGTCATGAAAAGGCTCGACGGAAACTCGCACCATCTCGTGCTTGTATCCAAGAGCAGCATTCATCTTAACTATGTTTGACTTCTGACAGTTGGCTACGAGACAGTGAAAGTTCACGGGATCTGGCTCGAACGTATATACTTTCTTGAAGATATCAGACAGCAGCCGCGGATACATTCCCATGTTACCACCAGCCTGCACCACTGTATTTCTATTTTCTTCAGGAATCATATTAAGAATCTTTGGGTAGTGCAGGTGCTCCCAGTCCATCTTAGGCCCGATCCAGGCGTGGACGTCTGTTCGCGCCCAGACCCACGGGCCAACTCCAGCGACCGTGTCTTCTCGCAGGTGAACCAGGTGCTGGTACAGCATCACTTCTTTCCCTTCACGGGCGAGTTGGTCAGCTTACCGTCCAGGGCGTACTCGAGAAACTTGAGCATCACCCCGCCCAGCTCCTTGGCCTGGTCCTCAGTGAACGCGAAGGTCGCGTCGTTCTTGACCTTGGTGATGAAGCCGCCGAGAGGACCGGTGTAGAAGTACTGGTTCTTCTTCTCGTCGACGACTCGTGCTGCCCAGAGGTCTACCATCTACTTCTTCTCGCACCAGGCGTAGGCCTGCTCAATCTGGAGCCGGCCGTCACGATTAGCCTCTTCGTTCATGGCGTTCTGCTTCTCGTTGACCATCCTGGCGATCAGCCGGCACTCCTCGATCGAGTCGAGCTCGAAACCGTTTACCTCCCAGCCGCCGGGCTGGACGTTCAGAAACAACACTACCAAGAGCCACTTCATCTTCTTCTCCTACTTAAGGCATTTAATAGATATCCAGGTGCCGGCAAAGGCGCCGAATGCAGCCGGAATCAGCAGCCATGGATCAGCCACGTACGACGTCGTGACAAAACCAGAGACCAGGATCAGAACAGCGGCCCAGTTTGACGCTGAGAACGCTTTTCGATCGGCCGTGTCCTTGACGTACTGCGTGTAACAGATGTCAAGAGCTGTCATTCCCAGAAATACTAAGATATATATCATCTTTCTCTCTCTTTCGCAGTTAGAGCTTTATTCTTTACGTACGGGCCAAGAAGATACTTGATCTGGTTGGTGAGATCTGCGATGTCGCCGTCGAGAAACTCTTTGATAAGGCTTTTCTCTACGTCAGTAAATTCTGGCCCAGGAACGGTTCGGCGCGCTTCTTTAAGTTGCTGGAGCTGGATGTAGTACTTACTGATGTGTGAAAGACTGACAGTCATGATAAAGATATCTACAAATAGTGGAGAGGACCGAAGCCCTCTCCAGTAGTCTTACTTTTCCTCTACGAAGTTCTTTAGGCTCGCGGCCAAGAACGTGATTTCTTGGTCCAAGGGAAACGCCGGACGAGGCACGGGCTGCTCGACGATGTTGCCGTCGCGGTCTCGCTTGAGCGATATTTCCCAGTAATTGATGTCCGAATGATACTTCTGCAAGAGGCGATCCTGCGCCATCAGCAGCAGATCGTAGCGAAGCTCAAATGGTGTCTTACTCATATTATTTCTCCTGTGTCGTGTGTGTCGAGTCATCATTGACTCCTTCTATATATACCACTCAGGAGGCGTTCTTCTTTCCTGCATTACGAATGACGTCGGGATCATCTCCAACATACTGGACCGCACCCTTGTTGAAGAGAGGGGCGATACGCTTCGACTTGGCTACGATGGCCTCGATCGTCTCGGGCTTCTCCTCGCCCTTACGAATCTTCTCCCAGATAGAGTTGACGCCGGCGGTGTAGGTCATGGACTGACGCGGGGCCGGCAACGGCTTGGCGTCCCATGGCTCGAGCGGCTTTGGCTTGCCGCGTCGAGCCTTGATCTGAGACGGGAGAAGTCCACGCTTCTCCAGCCACCTGTCGTGTTCCGCTCTAGCTCTGGCCAATCGCTTGTTCATATAGCCATTATATACAGAGTCTAGGGATAAGTAAACTGCTAAGTTACTTAGCAGTCGGCGATACGTTTACGAACGGAAGACTCGCGCCGGGAACCATGGTCATTGGCAGGTGACCGTCCCACTTCTCGGCTGTGATCTTAGAGACTAGCGCTGGGTTCTTGGCCAGGGCGTCACCGACTCGCTGCACGGCCTCGGCCTCGGCGATCGACGTCAGGCGCTTGGACTCGGCCTGGCCTCGAGCGTGCTCGATGTCGGCGTCTGCCTTGGCCTTGGCGTCGATCACGGTCTGCTCTGCCGCAATCTTCTGACGAGCTAGGTCCTGCTCAGCCTTGGTCACTAGAGCGCGGGACTGAACTGCTGCCTCGACCGCCTTCTCGTACTCCTTTGAGAAGTCGATGTTCTCTAGCTGCACGGACTCGATGATGATACCTCGCTTGAGCAGCTGCTCAGCCGAGTGAATCGTCACCTGCGCGGCAAGCTTCTCACGTGACACGATGATTCGCGCCGCGTCGTTTGAGTTGATCACTGACTTATAGTAGGTCGGCACGACCGGTGAGATCAGGTTGACCCAGTAGTTCGCGCCGGCAGTGCTCATGATATCGACTACCTTACCTGGATCCAGATGCCAGATCACCGTAATCTTAGAGTTAGACGTCTGCTGGTCCGAGGTATAGGCGCTGACGTTTTCATATGTCAGTCGCATTGTCTTCATGTTGACGTGCTCAACGCTCTCGATGATCGGCACCTTGAAGTGCAGGCCAGGATCTGCAGTACCGACGATGCCGCCGTTTCGATAGATCACACCCATCTCGCCTTGGCTTACGGTATACCACGAGCCAAACATGACGGTTAGACCCAAAAGCATGGCTAGCGCTGTGGTTCCAATCAACAGAAATGATTTAATAGGATTCATGACTTTCACTTCCTCTTTATATCTACTTTGCGTTTGGTTTCGACTTGCTGCTCTTGGCATTGTCTTCTCCTGACTTGCGCCATACAACGTGCGAGGCCACGTGCCTCACACCCATTATCACCAGGCAGACGATAACTACCGCGCCGATGATCTCTGCTACAACCTGCATTTTCTCTCTCCTCTAATCGTGCTCATATTCCTCGACGTCGATCCCCTTCGGAGTGATCGTGATCTGGACGTGATCGCCAAACATCTCGAGAAGGATGTCAGAGCTCGAGCCGAGAATTTTATCCAGAGCTCTAATTTCTGGATACTTCTTACCGAGAGAGTAGGTGCTCTCCCACTCGTAGATACTTTCGTCAGCCGTCTCGGGATCATTACACACGTACATGTCGTTGTACCGGAAGACGCAGGGATCTCCGTCGTTGAAGTACGGGGTGTACTGAGTCCAGCCAAACTTGATGATGTCTGGATACTTCTCAAAGATGTCCTTGCAGATCACCTTGAACTTCTTCTTGAACTCCTCGCTGAGCTCCTCGCGCATCTTCTTGAGCTTCTGGTCAAACTCGTTGATGGCGGACCTCAGGTCCATAATAGCTTCTTTAGACATAATATCTCCTCTAGTCAACGTCAAAATCGATGTGCTTTACTCTGATAATCTTGCGATGACTCGCACTGGTCATCCAATCTTCGATCGGTAGATTACGCAGCCACCTCTCCATCGTTGGGATGGTACCTAGATCCTCAACGACGTGCTCCTCTCCGAGGTCTCGTACACACACGTTCCGGCCGTCGCTGTTAGTGATGTACTCGCCAAATACTCTCTCGAGAAGAAAGATCCCAAAGCTGGAGTGTAGGATTGCTCTATGCCTAACATCGGCCAAGCACTGCTTAGAGCTGTCGAAGAAGTTGTGGATAGGAAGGTAGTCTTCGACCTTCCCACCATATCTCTTGACCGATGCGTTCGCGTGATACAGCGGCTTCACATCTGGTCTCGCGCCTGCTTGTACTTCTTCAGCGCTCCGACTAAAACGTCGTCGATCTCTTCGAAGGACATCTTGGCCTTGCGATATGAGCCGATGGCCGCGATCAGCAGCGCGTTGCCGAGAGTCATTCTGTCCATCGGGCTCTCAGCGTCCACCATGAACATCTGCACGATGCCGGAGATCTCCATGCAGTTCTGCAGGGTCTGCTCGCTGGGTTCAGTTGGCTCGTCGCGCGTCATTAATCAATCTCCATCCAGTAGCGAACTGGGAAGCGTGGGCCATAGCGCTTGATCTCTTCCTCGGGATAACCCTCAGACACAAGCCAGGCGTTGAGCTCTTCACTGTCGCCGATGCTGCTCTTATAGTATGGCTTGGGAAAGCCGTAGTGCCAGCCAGACGGCGGGTCGACCATGATCCTCTTGCTGGTCTGCTGCATCATGTCGTCCACGAATTTCTCAACTTCTTCTTTGGTCATCGCTTGTCCAATTCCTCGAGATAACGATACACCTGCAGGTTCCACTTGGCATCATTCAGCGCGTTGTGCGCGACGCTGTCCTGCTCTGGCAGCAAAGCAGCGATGCCGCCGTGCTTATCGACCTGCTGCATCTTGTACCAGAGCAGGTCGCGACAGAAGTGCGGCCAACCGGTCGGCACCTGCAGCATTCCGCCGTAGATGCTGCACAGGCACATCCAATCGTATGATGCGTAGTAAGCCCAGAACTCCGGCTGCTTGCCGGCGAAGTCTTCGATCTCGTCGCAGATCAGCGACATCGGCTTCACCTCACCAGTCAGGTGCTTGAGCACGTTGTCGCGCACCCACGGCACAGCCTTGTCGTAGTGTTGGACGTGCTCGGCGACCTCGGCGTAGTACTCTCGCCCGTCCTCGCGCACCAGCCCGATGGAGATCAGGTAGACAGTGCTGCCTAGGTCTAGGAACTCGGTGTCAAAGAAGATCTTCATGATCACTCCAAGATGGTGTGCCCTGTGAGGATTGAACTCACGACCAGCGGATTAAAAGTCCGCTGCTCTACCGCTGAGCTAAGGGCACTGTATACTTCTTGTCTAACTCTAGGTTCTCGAACTTCATCTCGAGCAGATTCACCAACTCTGGATCACGATAGTTGTAGTTGTCGTGAACACCAACCACGTAGTAGTCCTTGTGCTTGCCGTAGAGGCGAAACGCCCTGTCGGCGTGCTCGTGCTGAGCAAACACCACGGTGTCAGCCCACTTGTAGAGCACCTCGTCCAGACGAACCAGAGCAAACTCCTCCACTCCGCACGCGCGAGTGTTGAAGTTGTAGGGGCTGTTTGAGAGAACCCAGGCCATAGTTGCAGAGCGCAGCATGCCGGCAGAGCAGACGCATAGCACGCGCCGATGCTTCTCAACCCACTGGCGATCGTGATTGACTAGCTCGAGCCGAGCGTCTTTCATGTCGAAGAGCTTAAATTCATTGGTCATAATGATATACTACACCACTCTGGCGCTTAAATACACAATTATTTTATTTTAGCTCTTCTCTCTGTAGAGAAACAATGATACCCTGGATCTGCTTATTTTATGTGTTTCCACACCAATAGACTATAAGCTTCATGAAATTTTGATCCAAAGCGAAGTCGCTTTTTGGCTATTACTTCAATTTCGCTGCGCTCTTTTCGATTGAGTATTTCGGTCAAATAACCGCTCAGATATTTGCGTTTCTTATGATAGCGCAGAGCCAAAAAATCTAGTAAATTATTTTCATCATATAGTTCAGCGATGGGTTCGATGTGTACTATGATACTCGGTCTCATTTCGTCTACTATTTTTAGAAATGGCTTCCATTCAGATCCAACCTGTTCTAACCCATGAACTGTTAATACACCAGTACGACCATTCACCAGTTCAGCAGAATTGGCGCCAGCGCCTGTCCATAGATTAATAAGTTTACCAGATACATCAATTTTTTGTTGTTCTGCAATTGCGTTCAAGATAGATATCGTTGGAGTTGCCCAATCACTGCCGATAAGTTTATAATTTGGATATATCTTTCCTATGCGCAGCAAGTTGATTCCTGTACCACACGCAAATTCAACCACAGAATCCAAGTTACTAAAATAGTACTTAAATATAAGTTCTGATATTATCTTATGTAACTCGTACTCAGACATACCTATTACATAGTTACCAAAAAGTCTCATGTATTCTGAATGATAGTATTGCGGCTTGAGCGTATGCTCAGAAACACCATGATCAGCGATACGAGCTGCAACTTCGGCCCAACCTCTCTCCCATTTAGCAATTTCTGCTGGACCTGGAGTAGGCAAAGGTTTTTCAATTTCTTTAATAGTGTTTAACACTAATTGATCGCGATCAAGTTGAACTGGCTGCCAACTCATATTTTTTAGAGCTTCCAAAGAAACACTATCTTTAATGAAATCTCTTGGAAGCCCGGTCATTTCAACTAGATGATCATATTCAATATTTGGCATTCTATACCTGTATCACGTTAAATTTAGATATAAGTGTATTTCTAGTTTCATCTCTGATTGGCTGCTTAATACTTTGCTTGGATGACATAAACTGTGACGTGCCTATTTCCAACCACTTGTCTGCTGGTATATAATTTTCATATCGCGGTGTATGCAGACAAAAATCATCTTCAAGAATTTTACTGTATATTATTCTGAAGTCTAATGATAGACGAAAATTTCCTCTGTTCTTTACTGTCTGGTGAAGACAGAATGAATCCATCGCTATCATATGATTGCTAAGAAAGCTGGGAGGATATTTCTTAGCGCCATTGGCTAAAATTGCGCCATCATTATAATCTGATAGTGGCTTCTGAAATTCTGTTGGGAAAGAATTCGGCTCGAAGAAATCAACCGTAGTGTTTTCTGAATCGCCGAGTACCGTTAAAAATATAGTAACAGAATTGGAGTGTTCGGCTGCCCAGATATCGCTGTGTATCTTTGTTGATGCTCGAGGCCTAGAGTCTATATGTGAATTTGAAACACCGGTAACTAGTCTAACATTAATCGGCATAAAAATAGAAGCTACGGCGTGAGGATTAACGTATTTTTTAACGACTGCAGATACAGCTTGATGCATCTGGTTATAAGCGTTGTGATTTTCTATCTTTGGCATAACAACGCCGTTTGGCGTAACATTTGGCATCGTCGCTAGAATGTCAGCATTTTTATCGAACCAGGTAAAGTTATCTGGGAATTCCAGGTTGATTCCAACTGCATAGGCTGATTGCCACAGATAATTGCATACGGTATACTGCAGTGCAGCTAAATCAGTTTTTTCCAATAAAAATCCAATCAATAAATCATGATTTATCGTGCAATCATTTTTATTAATTAAGTTCTTAAGTCTTAAAGATCGATCTGTGAAAGTATTCATAACGATATCATCTCCATTTCATATATTATTTAAGCTCACCTTTCTGAAGTGAAATTATGATACCCTGGATCTGCCTGATGTAGTCATTACCCCTGATCGAGTAGCGCTGCATATAGTTCATCAGTTGTATTGGATCTTTGGTATTCTCTCGAGCAGCTCTAAAACCAGCGTAGGCCGGATGCGTGTTCAGGTTCATGAAGTAGGCAGTCACTGACTCGCGATGAGAAGAAAACGGCTGGGGACGATCTGGTCCAGGAGTCCATGGAACAGTAACAGAGTGAGTACCCCTAGACTGAATCTGGCCAAACAACCCCTTGCCTACTCTAGCAGCGTAAGACATACCCCATCCAGACTCGAGTATAGACTGAGCCAGCGCCATCTCTACGGGAACGACATCCATGCGCTGGATCAACTCGTGCTCGTTCTTAGCGCCGTAGTGAATCATGGCGTCTCTCAGCCACAGCGTATCGGATAGGTCTGCATAACCGACAACACTTCGCACGAGAATGATACTGAATAGACGTGAGCGATGAGACTCTATGATAGAATTCTCCTCCTCTACCATGTGTCTTACGCATGCTAGAAACGTTTCACGAGTAGGAATACAGTCTGTTCGCTGTATCTCAGTGGTGTGTATCTTTGGTAGGTCGCGGCTCCTTGCTTTCTCTTCGTCTGTCAGCATAGAGGCTGATAGAGCGAGAGACGATCTGCGATGAACTTCGCCATCGCTTCCGAATATACAGGTTATCAAAAATACGCACAGCGCTAAAGAATAGGCGCTGATAAAAAACCTGCTCGACCACAACGGCTTTAACCGTTGTGCTATGTTAGAAAGCACTGTGTGTTTTCTATGCTACCGAATAACGCTCGGAGTGGTGTACTTATGGATCATATAGCTCTCCTTTAGTACAAGTTGTCAGGTCTACTATTTATATCAGGGCTGATCATCAGCCGGCTCGATATTAGAGGTTTTGTCGGCTGGCGTGTCGATCGCGATGATGTATTTCTCAACTCTCGGGTCCATCACGTGGAATGCCTTGAGCTCTTTTCTCACCTCGTACAAGCGGTTGAATATCGCCTGCAGGGTGTTTACGCAGACATCGTCCATGTATCCGTCGCGCAGGTCGGTCAGCACTGCCTCTACGTTTGTGTCGACACTAGAGTCGATTGAGTATCTCTCGCCGTTGACCTCTCTGGTCTCAAACGGTGGGAAGAGCAGGTCGCTGACTTTCTTGATCAGCAGGTCGCTCTGGTTAGGTTCACTCTTCTTCATGCCAAACATATAGTCCTCACTGACTTCGCTTCTTACCTATGTTATACTTGCTCACGAGCGTCCACTCGAGCTTGTCCTTGTGAGCTATCACCTTGATCCTGCTCATCGCGGCTCTCGGCTCCTTTATCTTCTCGGACTCTATAACGCTCACCAGACTCCACTCCTCGAGAAGAGCCACGATCGTGTTACGCCGACCTAGATCCTCGTCGTCGAGGTTGGTCTCCTTACCGTCGAGCGCAAATAGCTCCTTGAAGTGAATTATGACGTACCTGCCCTGCTTGTGCAGTATATGGCAGGACTGATAGAGCTTCTTCTCTTTCTTGGAGGAGACGCCTATTCTGGTCAGAGTCTCCTTGACCTTTAGAAAGTCTTCTTTGCTGTTGAGCTTGATCTCAACTCCTCGTCCCGAGAATATATCTTCAACTTCCATGACGCGTCAGCCTTATTATTATGTTATAGGTCGACAGCACAGGAAACATCAGCTGACGTCACCGGTACTCTACTACCTATATTTAGGCGTCGTGGAACTTTACATTAAACCCAGAATCTTTAGCTATTGAGGAATGATATCGCATCATATCTTCCTTTTTCTTACCGTCTACGCTTCGCATCGCTGGGCGTCTGGCGCCGAGAACACCATACGCTTTGTGTGAATCTCTATCGGTCTTACCCTTCCAAGTCACACCGTCTTCATGAGGCACGAGATGAATGGTTTTGCTGTCGTCTTCCTCAGATACGTATTCACTAAATCTTTTCATATGACCTCTCAGTTTACTATATTTATAGAGAGGTTACTCGACTCCAGCGGTCATTTCATTGGTAATGTCAGCCAGCTGCTCCTCGCCGAGTGTGCCGACGATCTCCAGAGCCTTCCTGTAGCTGCAGTTGTAGTACTTCATGACGGCGCTGAGCGTCTCGCTCTTGCCGCGCTTGAACCACTTCGAGAAACGCTTCTTCTTGCGCAGCGAGTTGAGCAGGTAGTCGTACTGGAGCAGGGCCGGGAGGTGGTGGTTTACGTTCATCTCCTGCGCGTGCAGGATCGTGTCAGGATAGTACGACAGCGCTCGATTAACCATGAAAGAGCTGTAGTCGCTCTCGTTCTCCTCCGATATCACGCGGGTCTTGGTGTGTGATACCGACGACACTATGTCGAACGGGTTCACTGGAACTCACACTCCAGCATGATCTCGGTGAAGCACGCCATCATGTTGATCTCAGGATCTGCCGCAAACGCTCCCTGGTAGGAGTACTTGGCGATCGCCAGAACCAGCAGCGGTACGCTGTTCGGCTTGAGGATCTCGCTGGCTCGATCGTAGAGCTTTCGATAGATCGCGTTCTGGTCTTGGTCTGAGTTCTCTGCGACCCACTTCCTGATCTCGGTGAACTGCTTGTCCTTGAGCAGCGGGATCAGGTCCTTGATCGTGGACTCCTTTAGGTCCGCCAGAATGCCGGAGTCGATCTTGCCAGTAACTGAGTAGCGCTGGAGCTCGTTCAGGGCTCGGCGCCAGTCTGGAAAGTACTTCTGCACTACAGCCGCGACCGCGGCCTTGTCGAACTCTACCGACTCAGCTGTGAGTATCTCCACGGCGCGCCGCATGAACTGAGCCGCCATCTTCGGCCTGTCCTCACGACTGATCGCGAAGTCGATCGGCGGGCACCTAGAGTGCAGCGGGGCGATGATGCGGTTCTTGAAGTTTACCGTGAGGATAAACCCGCAGTTGTTGGAGTACTCCTCCATGAAGTTGCGGAGAGCCGGCTGGGTCGAGTTAGGGTTTAGGTAGTCGGCCTCGTCCAGGATTACATACTTACGACCGCCGGCGAGAGATACCGACGACGCGAAGTTCATGATCTCGTTTCGCAGGGTGTCGATGTTGCCGTTCATCGACCCGTTGATCACGATGTAGTCGCACTCCAGCTGCTCAAGCATAGCTCGAGCGATGGTGGTCTTACCGACACCTGGAGGGCCAGACAGCGTGATGTTTGGAATGCTGTTCTGGTCTACGAACTGCTGGAATGTAGCCTTAAGACTCGCGGGCAGGATGGTGTCTGCCACGGTCTTGGGCCGATACTTCTCGACCCAAAGCGGGTTGTCTGTCATCTGATCTCTCTTCTAGAGGCTTTCAATATCGAGAGCTTTCTTGACCTCTCGACGCACGAAATTTCTACCGTCGTGCTCTCCCATATTATACACGGATTCCATCAGCCTGTACACCTGTGAAATCATGACGGGAGCTCCCTCGAAGCAGGGCTCCCACCAGTCCTGCTCTCGAAATCGACCTCTCTTGACGAAGATTCCTGTGTCTCGAATCTCAAAGTTGTCGCTGAAGCTCACGCTCAGCCCTCAAACTTTGAGAGCTTGTCCTCGACCGCGATGAAGTACGTGAGGTCCTCGGCCTTGAACCTAGAGATGCCTCGCGCGCAGATCGCCACGTCGTAGTCAGCCGGCATGATCTTGATGTTCTCGGCCTTGAATACCAGGCTGAACTTCTTGTTGGTCTCGCCGACCTCGGTCGCGAAGCTGTCGGTGGTTGGGTTGGCCACATCAGCTGCGCCGATCGTGATCTTGCCCTTGTCGCCCGTGACCACCACGTGCGGCAGTCGTAGGACCGACACCACCTTGTTGACGTCGTTCATCGTGTCGTTGGTGAGCTTGAACACTGCGTCTTCGCTCGGGAGGGTAATGTTCTTGTCGGGCGCCGAGATGACCGTGGCAGGGCTTGAGAAGACGTAGTTCATCTTCTTACCGCCCTCTGAGATCACGGCGTGCTTGCTGTCGATCGACAGCTCCGGCTCCTTGAACAGCGACAGAGCCGCTAGGAAGCGAGAGATGTCGTAGATCGCAAACTCAGACTCGAAGTCCTCCTCGACGTTGGCTCGCGCCATGATGGTCTTGCCGGCCGAGATGGTCGACAGGACCTTGCCAGGCTTCACGTGGATCGACGGGTTGATCGACGAGAAGTTCTTGAGCACCTGGGTGGTGCGTGGGCTGATCTTCAACTTTTGCATGATATAGTCTCCTGTTTTACTTCTTCCCCAGCATCCCGACGTCAGCCGTGGCCGGAGCGCCGATCGACGCCAGGTCTGCGAGCGAGCCGCCAAAGATATAGGTGCCGACGTGGCTCATCTGCATCCACGGGCAGAACCACGTGCGCATTCCAGCCTCCTGAACCTTCTGGCAGAACCAGTAGTCCTCGGACAGGTAGCGCTTAGAGTTGGGATCGATCTCGGCCTGGAAGAACTGCATGATCTCACGCGTGCCGTCGAAGTGCTCGGTGCGCACGTGATCTGGCTTGTAGTGATACTGCGGGAACTTCTCGGTAAACTTGCGAAGGGTCTGCTTGCGCAGCATCATGAAGCCGGTGCCGATCTCCAGGACCTCTACCGGCTTGTTCAGCGCGATCTGAGTCTGCCCGCCCTTTGGGTTGAACACGTAGTCGCCGACGAACTTCTCGAGGACGTTTGGATTCTGGTCAGCCACGCCCTTGTCGACCGCGTGCTTGATCTTCTCCCAGCTGATGCACTTCTTCGGGTACGGGCCGCCGATGACGTCGTACTCAGAGTCGTCTTCAGAGATGGCTAGGAGCGCGAGCACGTCCTGCGGGTTGAAGCCGATGTCCGAGTCGACGAACATCATGTGGGTGCACTCCGATCGCATGAACTCGTCGCAGCAGTAGTTGCGGGCGCGTGTGATCAGCGACTCGTTGAAGAGGAAGTACATCTGGAGATGAATACCATATCGCGTGCACAGTGCGGATAGATCTGCCACCGACTTGGCAAACAGCCCAGCGCAGGCGCCACCATACATCGGCGTCGCGAAGAAGAGCTTACGCTCACGCAGCTTCTCTACTGGAATCTCAATGTTCATAATCTAGACCTCGCTTATATAAATATAGTTGTAATGCCAGTCGCGGGTAGCAGCCCCACTGGCTCTATAACGTAGGGAGTTACAGCAATCATGGGTATTTATTGTACTTATTTGACTATTTACAGGGGAAACAAACTTCCTCCATTTTATGTTGGATATACTAGTCTTCATAAACTTCAAAAAGGATATAGAGGAACTGTATCATCTAAAATATATAAACATATTTGGAAAAATGAATTAAAAAATCATCCAGAATTATTCACTACTAAAATACTATCATATCATAATACAAAAGATGAAGCTCTAAGAAAAGAGTTCATAATTTTAACATCCCTAAAAGTACATAAAAATTCACTCTACATCAATCAGAACTGTGGCGGTATTAATTTTTGCGCTCCATGGGAAGATAGAGAGTATAGAAATAAAATGTTAGTAACAATTTCAACTACTCATGCCGCTGGAAAAATATGGACCGATGAGAGAAGAAAGCAGCAATCCTTGCGCATGCAAGAAATAAGTAGAAATATGTCCACAGAAACTAGACGCAAAGCAACTTTGTCCATGAATTTTGACATTGAACATTATAAAAATATGTCAAATATAGCTGCTAATAATCCACAAACTTTAAAAACTAGATCTAAAAATATGACTTCTCTAAACGCCATAAAAAAGAAATGTGAGTTATGTGATTTTGAAGCTAATGCAGGACTGTTAGCTAGACACATTAAGTCAAAGCATTAGTCTTTATTTCTATATTTTAACATATACAGGATGAAGAAACAATAGTGTATTGCCTTAATTACATCGTTAATTTCATCCTGTTCATTTCCTTTCTTACCTAGCCTCCACAAATACTTCATGGCGGTGTTGCGAAACGTAGGCGTGGCGTCACCCATCGCGATCCAGGCGTCAAGACACTGGATATCCTGTTGGTCTGACTTGTAGTGCTGCCCGTAGGTCTTGTCGATGTAGGACTTTAGGTCCGCGAGGATCTTGTCCTCTGAGTACTTATATTCAATCTTAGACATTATATATCCTCGGCTTATTTATGGGCGAATTCCATAATAGTGCTTCTCTCGTAGTCGAGAATTTCATAGGTCTGCTTGTGGTTAGACTGCTTGAGAAGATGCGCCTCGACGGTGTCCAGCTTTCCGGCCAGGGCCAGCTTGATCTCTGCGGCCATGTCTGTCGCGGTACCAACCGGCACGTTCTGGCAGATATGGTTTAGATTCTTCTTGGGCTCCAGCAGCTCGAAGTTACTGGGCAGGCCCATGATGCTCATGCACTCGCGTACCGTGAGGTAGCGGTCTTGCTGGTAGTGCGTCATGGCCGTGGGAAGGTGACCGACGAAAGCTCCGATATAACTCTTAGGTACCGTGGTCTGGCGTCGCATGATGGAGCCGCCCTCGCTCAGCTTCTTGTGAATTCTATCGCAGCGAGTGGCAGTACGCTCCTCGCCGATCGACCGGCACCACTCAGATACCTGCTTGTAGTCGTGACCCTTGGACTCCAGCCAATCCATGGGGTTGGTCGTGTGGTCTATTATACCATAGAATTCCGGATGTGTGATGCCTTTTTCAACTTTTTCTAACACATACCTGTACAAGACGTCGTCCCTGCTCGGCATGCGGGTGTTGGTCAGGTCCTGCTGGCTGTTGATCTTAGACGCCTCGTCTAGAAGACCCTCGATCGGCTCTAGTACTCTATCGAAGTAGCTCAGCAGGGGAATCTTACTGCCCTGCCAGAAGAAGTAGAACGAGCGCTCTCGAATCTGGGGCAGCCCGTGCAGTAGAGACTTGGTGCGGTAGATCGACATCACGTAGCCGTTGGCCTTAGCGATAGACAGCAGCTTATTGACCACGGGCTTACCCATCTTACCGGCGAACTGCGGGCTGTTCTCGCCCCAGAACACCTGCGGCTTCAGCGAACCGAGAACGAACTCGGCCGTCTTATACATCCATTCGTTGGTGAGCGAGTCGCCCGAGGCGCTGTGAGACAGGGTCGACAGACCGGCGCAAGGGCAGGTCGTTCCGATGACGTCCACTCGCTTGAGCTTGGGAACCGAGTCGTCGAGCAGGTGATATGGTACGTCCTCGTAGTAGTTCACGAGGTGAGAGTCGTTGCTCTTGAAGGGATCGTACGAGAGCAGGTACTCTGGACGAGAGCCAAAGGCTCTCTCCTGGCCCAGGACCTGGCCGCCGATGAGGGGAACTATGAACGCGTGTTTTGTCACTTATTAGCCTCCAGCACTCTTGTTATTTCTTTTCGCTGAACGCTCTTGTCGAGCGGGTGGTTGTCGTACAGGCACTCGCGCTGGGCTGAGGCCAGGTTCTGCAGGGACTGATCGCTCATGCCCTCGATCTCAGACACGCTCAGCTTGGTGAACGCCTCGCCGTAGACTTTGCCCTCCTCGTTCTCGCAGAACAGGATCGAGCCGACGTCGACCACCTGCTGAACGCGTGAGCGCCACCAGCCAGATCCGGCGTGGTAGTACACCGGCATCAGGCAACCCCAGCTCTTCTGGTATACCTTGCACATCTCAGGCTCGGTCACGCGCTCGCTCTTGTTCTTGCCGCGCCGAGAGCCGTAGATGTTCACCGGCCACTTGGCGTTCTTCTTCTCAAGCCACTTGCGAGTCTTATCGTGCATGAGAGACGAGAATACCCACGACCTTTCCTTGACGGGCTCGTCTGAGAAGAACGAGTCGAGCCCGATCGAGTCCTCACCGAAGTTGTTCTCCGGGCGCCGGTTCAAGTTGTACGGGTTTGGATTATACTGGAACATCCGAGACGCGTCCCAACCGGTGTTGAGCTTGGTCAAGTCACCGCCGGCGAAGGCGCACACCATGAGACGGTTTGTCTTAGCCATGACTCGCTCGACGCCTGCTATGAGATCTTTCTCGTGAGCCATGACCTTGTCTTTGGAAGAGTCGCCCATGTATAGGTCAAAGATGTAGTCGCGGTACGGATCGCGAATTCGCGTGGTGAGCTCCTGCCCGTAGCGGCGGATGTTGTCCATAACCTGGTTTACCTGCCAGTCGTCAAACGCCATGATGCAGTTTGGACGAGCCGCGATGGCGTATAGCCCATCGTAGATGTACTGACAGAATGAGTTGGTCGAGTGCAGGTAGACGACGACCTCGTCGTACGAGCTCAGGTCCTCGCCGATAGATATCGGTCGCTGGTCTACCTCCCAACCCATGTCCTCTAGACAGCGGATCAGTGAGTAGTGCGAGTTCAAGATCTTAAGCTCCTTGCGAAGGTAGAAGTCTCGATTGCACTGCTCGCGGTTGAAGCCTGTGATGAGTATTCGCTTAGCCATAGATATATTTCCTGCACAGATCGAGCTGCTCGAGCTCGTATAGCTTGTCGTTGAGTTTTCTATTTAGCCCTGACGGGTGGGGCAGCGTGAAGTGGTCGATGCCGCATCGGGACAGGGCGGCTGACGGGAAGTTACCCAGCGCTACAACGCGCTTGTAACCCCTGACGCACTCTCTCAGCATGTCGTAATCCACGCTCTTGAGAGAGTACTTGCCCTGGCTGTGGATGCAGTTAGTGAACGAGAACACGTCTAGACCTAAGTAGTCTGCCCACTTCGGCAGACGACTCCAGGTTGTAGACCATCCCTTCTTAGCTGTGGAAGGATTGATGCCGACTACCAGAACTTTCATACGATTAGGTGGAAGTGTCGCTCGTACACGTGGAGAGACCCGACGTTCCAGTAGATATCGCCGGGCAATACCTCCAGCTTTCCGGCCAGAAGCATCAGCACGTGGAGCTGCCAGGCGTAGTCGTTCTTATAGCCAAACACGACGTCGTTGCTGCGCATCTGGACGTGAGCCTCGAGCTTATTATCGCGAATCATGTATTGCACGGCGTTTGTGCACATGAAGTCGGACATACCGTCCTTGTTGTATTCGTCCCACATCGATGGACGAGTATAGATCATGATAGCTCGTCTCGATTCTGGATTGGCCCTCAGCTCGTTTTCCACTCGGTGGAACTGGTTGCCGTTCTCAAACGAGAAGATGCACCAGCCGTAGTTGCTGATGATACGACCATCTGAAGTGGCCACCTGCTTCCAGATAGCGGGCGGTTCGCCGGGAATGTCGTTGATGTTCCGTGAACATGACATGTACCACTCGATCTCGCGCTTGATATAGTCCTGGTTGGGCGTGCCGAATATAGCTGGCTCGTCGGCTAGAAACGAGGCCGATCGAATCTCCAGCATCTTGCAGCCGGTCTTATCGGTTACGTAGTATCCAGCCTTCTTTAAATTTAGAAAATCTCGCCGAACGTCTAATACGTAGTTTATATACATGCTTATAGTACTGGCTTAGTAATCTTCTTGTTGAGCCAATCGCGGTCCGGCTGCTGGCCATCGATCTTCCCGCGAGAATAGGCCACGAAAAACGAGGCGTAGTTGATCAGGTCGCGAGCAGAGTCCTCAAGCGATTCGAAGTTAGGATTATACTTCGGATCATTGCTCATGGCCTCCATTACCGAGCGCATGCGTAGCAGCTTAGCGTTCATGGAGTCGAAGATGCTCTGGCAGCCGTTCGGGTAGTAGTCCGCCTGGCGAATGCTTGAGTTTGGATTCTGGTAGTCGTTCGATTTGCGCAGCTGCAAATCGATACATTCTTGAAGTACTTTAACGGATTCCTTTTGCGTCATTCTCACCTCACCGTGATGCAGTCACCAGCTCGAAGAGCCGAGTGGTGATCGAAGAAAGATTTGTTATCCCTGTAGTGGCTTGGCTTCACATACTGAAGCATCTTGTAAGGGTCTATTATAAAGCGCGGTGTTACGACATAGCCGTTTTCACTCTGCTTGTACGACGCCGTGACTACGACGTCCAAAACCTTTGCCGAGATATTGTTTCGCAGCGTCTTAAGCCCGTCATTGGGTATGTCGAACCACTCGCCCTTCTGACTCTTGACCTCGACGCGCATGCCTTCCGCGATTAGATCGCACCCGTATGTGCTTCGATCGTTTACGTCCCACGCGTCGTTGAAGACGTCGAGCTTGTCCTCGGCCTTGAGCAGTTTCTTAACGCCGACCTCTGCTATCCTGCCGTAGAAGCAAGACTTAAACACCTGCTGATAGCTTCTGCCGCGACGCTTATACTTGTCGTTGAAGATCTTTTCAGCCAAAAGAATAGCTGCGTCCGAGACCTCTTCGTTAGAGACAAAGATCTCGCCCTTGAGAGGCTCAAGAAGATTGTTCATATTAACCATATTACACTATATCGATATCGATGTAAACTACTTTTTATCTTCAATCCACTTCTCGACAAAGACATAGTCGAGAAGAGACTTTAGATCTTTGTGGTCTGGCGCTCGCCATCCCTCGGGCTTGACTAGGTCTGGAAGTCCGAGTGGGTTTGGCCTGCTCTCCTTGATGCCGACTCGCTTGCTCATGTTGGCCGTAAACACACGGTTCCAGGCTGTCTGAGCGTCCACGTCAAAGGCGTCCAGAGTACCGATGGCGACCACGCACAGGTCAATCAGGGCGTCGATCGCGTCTTCTGGAGTATCTGCCTCTTCAAGCTCTTTTAATTCTTCTTGAAGAAATTTAATACGGAACTGGAAAAACTCCAGCAACTTTTTAGCCGGCATCTTCTTGATGGCGTCATGGAAGCCATAGTGAGCGTGCATCTCACCGATATCTTTTACCCAGTTGTCGCTCATTGTCTTAGATCACTCCACATCCAGTAAAGTTCAACGAAATATTTCATGAGACGAATGGTATCTTTATCTTCCCATACGTCTTTGAGTGGTGTTCCTCTCTCGTATTCTTCGAGGGAAGCCTTACACTTATCGGCTAAGCTGTCGAACTCATCCATGAATCCACTCCGGTGCTTCTCTATTGGTCCACTTATGCATTCTCGACTTGCCGACGCGGTAGTACTGGCGGTAGTTCTCCACGGGGTCGGCCGAGATCTTGTACTCGTCGGGCATGGCGCAGAGCATCTTGGTGCGGTCGTACTCCTTCAGGTTGAAGGGAGGCGACTGGAGCGGGTAGAGCAGGTCTGAGCACTTGTGACGCTTGCCGTAGCGGTGGGTATACTCGTCGAGCAGTGCCGCGAAGTGCTCTACCAGCCACAGGTAGTTTTCCACTGAAGTACGACACCACACCGCGCTCGGGTGGTTTATATGTGTGGCCTTGTACAAAGCCAGCTCGCGCGCGTCGTCTAGAACCCAGCGCTTCATCTTTCGACCGTTGTCGTTCTGAGCCACCAGCATCTTGCCGTCCAGATAGCGGTGGGCGGTGGACAAGAGTTGAGCTGACTCGAGAATCATTTTCACCACGTGGCGGTCGACCATCCACTTGGCCGCTTCCACAGGATCGTCTGACAGGTAGAAGATATTCACTGCTTTCTCCAAACAAGCGGCTTGTTGTTCCACATGCCGCACTTCACGCTCTCGTAGCCGAGAGACCTCACATACTTATTGAACTCGCGACCGGCATCTGCCTGATCCACCACTCGGCCGTTGAAATTGTATTTCTCAAAGTGGCCGATAGCCCACACGTTGAATGAGTTGGCGATGACCATGTACTTGGGGTTGAGCCGATCTACGACTTCGCGGACGTGAGCGATAGGGTTCTCCAGGTGCTCGTAGAACTCAGAGGCAAATACCAGATCCACGTCGCCCTTGATCTCATCGATTGCTCCGACTAGCTCAAACCCATGCCTCGCAGCCATTATACCACAGAATCCCCACTGCTTGGTATCTCTAAGATTGACCGCGTAGCCCTTTGCGTTGGGAAAGATCTGCTCCAGAGCGCAGGTGCTGTAGCTGAGCCCGCAGCCGACGTCGACGAACGAGCGGATGCTCTTCATCTCGTCGTAGATCTTGTTCTTGGCCAGCTGGCGGATATAGACGCGACTGTAGGTCTTAAAGCACTGGAAGATGTCGATGAAGTAGTAGTCGTCGTCGTAGACGCTGAACGCCTCATCCATCTCACGTCGGTGCAGGTGGTCATACCACTTGACCGTAAGCTTCTTGAACAGCTCGTCGGTCTTGACCAGACGATTTGCCTCGGCGTAGTCGATCTTGTTGTTGAGAGTGTAGTCGGCCAGAAACTGCTCAAACATCTGGCGAGGGCGGTCCTTGATGAAGTCCATTACCAACCTGACCCGTTCGTCTCACCGAGCTTAGCATACATCTGCGCTAGATCAGATCCATATATCGGGCATACGATGATACGCTCGGGTAGACCATTGTCATCTTTGTCGCCGCTCTCACCGCAGATAAAATAATGTCCTGACTTGTCTGGAAGCAAGTGGGCCAAAATCTTCTTGAGCTTTTGGTTTTCTTCAGCCAGCTCTTCTATGGTTCTCATTAGCTAGCTCTCTTCTGCTGTCGCTCCAGCTTCTTCAGTCGATTCATGGCCTGATGCCTGTGGTAGTCATTGGCGTGCCGGTAGAACACTAGGCCGTCCATGTGGTCCATCTCGTGTAGAAAGCATCGAGCCGAGATGCCGGTGAACATCTGCGTCATGGTCTCGCCGTTGGGTGTCTGAAAGCGAACCCTGACGTGGCGCGGCCGCTTGATCTTAACGAACAGGTTTGGGTAGCTCAGGCAGCCCTCGTCTAGCAGGATGGTCTCCTCGGACGGCATGATCACTCGCGGGTTGATGCACACGAAGTTCTCAGGCGATCCGCGCATAGCGAAGATGCGGTATGGCACGCCGACCTGGTTGGCCGACAGGCCAATGCCATTGTTGTCGTACATGCACTTGACGAGCTCCTGAGAGAACTCGACGAGGTCGAACGGTGGGTTGGCGAAGTCTACCGGATGGCAGACAGCTGTGAGAACTTGATCGTTTTTAGGTACTAGTTTCAAATATCAGCTCCTATGAATATTCTATGCTGACCCCAATTACTATACGTATTAGGAATTTCTCTCAACTCTCCGAGCTCTACCAAACGATCCATGCACGCAGTCATCATCCACGTGTCGCCGGTCGTTGCCGACATCAACTTACATGACATAACGACACCGCTCGAATTAATTAACTCGTGAGCTTTGTCTCGAATTTTAAGAAACATGACCTGGCCATCTTCTGTGAAGATGCGCGGTCTCTGTTCCTGATAGTTATAACTCATCGAATACCATCCTGATGAAGTAAGGTTTGTCTAGAGCAGACATGTTCTTGATCATGTTCAGCGTTCCTCGAGACTTTCCGTCCCAGAGTATGATGGCGGCGTCTGCGTACTCAGCCATCTGCTTGTTTCGAATAGGACCGGCGGCTCGGCCGTGCTTATTCCAATCTGCTGGGAACTTTCTTATTGAATGACCATCAGCCAAAGCAAGCGCTTCGCCCATAGTATCTACACCGGGTGCGCAACCAGATACTACTTCTGCGATCTCAAATCCAGATTGATTAATAGCTTTAGCTAAAGCCACACGATCAGTAATATGGCGTGAACCCGCAATGATGACTTTCATAGTAGTATTATATCACACCCTCTGGATAAAGTAAACAGGCTAAGCTACTAACTTTGAGAAGCTCTTTATCTTGGTAAACTTAAGAACGTTCTCAAACTTATCTACCATCGAGTCGGTCTTGTGAGATATGATGAAGGTGTTTGTATCTGAGGTCAGACCGTTCAACATCTTCATGAATTCGTCGGTGCCGTTGACGTCCAACGAGGAGTCAAACACCTCGTCCAGCACCAGTATGTTGGTGTTGATCGAGTTGCGAAGCTTGGCGATAGCTCTCCAGGCGAAGAGGATGGCCAGGTTCAGCCTCATCTTCTCGCCCTCCGAGAACGACTCGTATGAGAACTCGTCGCGGAACCTAGACCTGATGGTCTCCTGGAAGTTCTCGTCCAGCTCAAACTGTACGAAGAAATCGAGAGCTGATAGGTACTTGTTGATGAACTTGTTCATGACCGGAATATACTGCTTCACGATCTTGGACTTAATGCCGCCGTCCTTGAGCATCATTCCTGTTAAATTCAGGACTTCTCCCTGCTCGGTCAGCTCAGTCATCTTCTTCTCCTGCAGCCTCAGCTGCTCCTCCAGCGAGTCGATGTCGTCTTCCCTGGGAGCTCTGGTACGACCACGAATGTCGTCGATCTCTCGCTGCGTGCGCTTGATATAGTCCTCATAGGTGCTGATCTGAGAGTCAATTGTAGATATCTTAACCCTGATCTCCGATATCATCGAGCGAGTGGAGCTGATACCGTCCACCGCAGCCTGCGCCTCACCTAACTTCTTCAAGAGATCTGGCATAGACTGTCGAATTTTCTCGACCTTTTCTGTCTTGGAGTGCACGTGCGTCTCTCTAAACTCTGGGTCGATCTCCTGAGCGCAGGTCGGGCACGTGGTGTTGTCGTGGAAGAACTTGAGCTCTTGACTGATATTCTCGACTCGTATGTCCAGCTCGTTCTTGAGGCGATTAATCTTCTTAACGCTGTCTATGGCGGTCTTCTCATCGCCGATCGAGAGCATCAGGCTCTCAGCTTTAGACACCAGCTCGGCTCGCTTGATCTTGGCCTGGTCGATCTGCGTATTTGTAGACGCGATCGCCTGCTCGCGGTCTTCTATAACGCGACGGTCGTCCTCCTCACGCTCAGCTGAGTGCTTCTTGACAAGCTTTATCTTCTCGATCAAGAGCTTCTTCTCGCTGTCGGCTGAGCGCACGTCCTCGGCGTTGAAGTACAACCGGTCCTTGAGCAGGTTGTTCATGACCGTAAATACCTGTAAGTCCAGCAGGTCCTCGATGATCTCACGGCGCTGGCCAGTCGGCAGCTGCATGAACGGGACGTACGAGGCTGAACCTAGTACTACTACCTGGCAGAACGACTTGTAGTTGACCTTTAGGATCTGCTTCTCGAGGATCTCCTGATAGTCCTTGTTGTCGGATGACTGGTCCATCATCGCGCCGTTCATGTAGATCTCAAACACGTTCGGTCGAATTCCTCGGACGATCTTGTACGAGTTAGAACCAACGCTGAACTCCACCTCCACTACCATGTTCTTGCGGGTCATGGAGTTTACGAGCTGCGGCTTGTTGATCTTACGGAAAGGCTTGCCGAACAGAGAATACGTAAGCGCCTCTAGGAACGTTGATTTTCCCGCGCCGTTCTCACCCACTATCAGCGTGGTCTGAGCCTTGTCGAGCTGTATCTCAGTGAACTCATTGCCTGTCGACAACAGGTTCTTCCATCTTATAGACTTAAACTTAATCATGCTACTCTAGGCTAACTGCCTCCTGGTAAAGGTCCACCATCAGACTCTTGATCTTGGACTTGCTTATGCCGCCGGTCTCGGTCTGCTCGACAAACTTCGTAAATATGTCCACGGTGGACTCGGCCTCGTCGATGATCGACTCGTCGTCCTGGATGTCTAGGTTGAGGTGGTCTTCTACCACCTGCATCTCGATCGGTCCCTGCTCCTCGATGCTCTCAATGAACTGGTCGAAAGCGTATGGATTAGTCTTGCTGCGGACCACGACCTTCACGATCTTATTCTTGAACTGCGTGAAATCGACGTCCTTGGGCGTCTGGTCGTCGTAGATAATCTTCTTGAAGATGTTTATAGGGCTGTCGAAAAACTCCAGCTGGCCTGTGTCCGTGTCGAAGACGGCAAACCCGCGAGGGTCTCCAGCGTCAGACCAGGTATACTCCATGGCAGCGCCGATGTACTGGATGTTTCCGTTCCTGGAGCGGTGGTGGTAGTGTCCAGTGCACACCAGATCAAACTTTTTGAACGGGTCCACGCTGGCGCCTCCGTGAGAGGGCAGTCCCTTGTACATCTGGAAGCCATTGAACTCCAGATGGCCGAAGCAGTACAGGGCGTCAGTCTTCTTGATGAGATTAAATGTCTCCTCTCGATTTTCATCGCAGATCCACGGGACGAATAGAATCTTGCAGCCGTTAAACTCCACCTCGGTGGTGCGTGAGAACGACTTGCGCGTTACCAACCACCCGCCAGACACCAGGCCAAACGAATTTATAGCGTTTGTATTCTTGTGATACGTATCGTGGTTGCCGATGATTACGTCTAGGTACATATCTCGTTCTATGACCTGATCGAAGAAGTATTTCTTCACGCAGTGAGCGGTGTAGATGTTCACGTACTTGCGACGGTCCATCAGGTCTCCCAGGTGGACGATCTGCTTGATGCCCAGCTCCTCGAGCTTGGGGAAGAAGAAGTCCATGTAGTACTGACGGAAGTACTCCAGGAACTTGACGTTGTCTCCTCTCACGCCCCAGTGGGTGTCGGTGATGAGTGCCAGCTTCAAGCGCGCTTCCTAGTCTTCACCGGCGTGGTGATGATCTTACCGAGAGCCGTGTTGCAGGCGTCGCGGATCGTGCGGATCTGCAGCTCGTATGCCTGACGCTCGTTCTGGCTGGTGGCGTTGATCATCTTTGACAGTAGGTCCTTTATGATGTCTGGTACTAGATAGTTGTTACTCATGTAAATATCTCCAATCCTTTTTTCTTAGCAGTCTTCTTCTTTTTCTTCTTGTTGTTTTCTGCTTTTTGCTCAAAGTCTCTGATAACGTCGTCTGATTTTTGGTCGCCAGTGACCTGCATTCCAAACTCAGACGCAAGCTCGTCGACGATGAATGTGTTCTGCATGTTCTTGTGCTTGATGTAGGTCTGCTTCTTCTCTCGCTGGATTCTCCGGATGAAAGCGTTCCAGGCTATCATCGTGAAGTACGCGAACGGGTTGTCTGACTTCCTCGGGTCGAAGTTATCGATCGCCACTATACAGTTCTCGATGCCGTCCGATATCATCTCGTCTCGCCAGGTGTATCCCGAGAACTGCGGCTTCAGAGATAATTTATTGCATATCAGGTACAGACACTCGCCGATGTACTCTGGTATGCGCGGGGCCTCAACCTTCTCCCTCTTAGACTTCCTCACCGCCTTGATGTATACCTTCATGGTCTCATACATCTGCTTGTTGTTCACGTAGTGCACTGGTTTTGGCTTCTTCATTTTATAGATATCCTGTATGTTTTATATGGAAACTTCTCCTCGCTGTAGATCTTTATTCTCTCAAGGAAGTGAAGAAGCGTGTAGTTCTTTCGAGTCTTCCAGACCATGTCGTCGGCGATGTCGTATAGAACTGCCGAGGTCTTGGTCTCAGACCTGCGCAGGCCTCGGCCAATGGACTGAAGGTTACGAATTCTAGACTTAGAGGGCGAGGCGAATATCACGCTCGACAGGTTCTTGATGTTCACGCCCGTGCTGTAGACGCCGAACGACGCGACGATGATCGCGTCCTTCTCGGTCTCTACTATTCGTCGTACCTCTTCTCTCTGCTCGCCGTCGACGCCTCCGTGGACGAAGAACACGCGCCGTTCTCCGGCTGCCGAGCTCAGCATGTCGTTTAATATTTTACCATGTTTCTCGACATATTGAAACAACAAAAGCGTGTTGCCGCTGAGGGATAGTGTAAGATTCTTTATGAATTTATTCCTCGCGTCGTTCCTGACCAGGAAGTCTATCTCGTCCTGATAAGAGGCCTTAGCCATCGCCTTACGAGTGACGTCGTCGTACGTGAGAACGAGCGCCTTGATATGGAAGTCTGCCAGGTGCTGCTGCTCGATCAGCTCGGCCGTGGTGGTTACCCTTCGCACCGGACCGAACAAACCCTGCAATATCAGCTCGTGACACTGGGTGCCGTCGAGAGTTCCGGTGAAACCAAACTTGTAGACGCAGCCAGACATCTTCTCCATGATGGTGATCATGGACTTGGCCTTGAACAGGTGCGCCTCGTCGCCGATCACCACGTCGAACTGGTCGAACCACTGCTTGGGCAGCCTGTATATCGACTGCCATGTGGTGACTACGACGCGACGGCTGACGTCAGTGGTCTGACCCCCGTGGATCTTCTGCACGTCCTCGGCGCGGCCTGAGTAGGTCTCGAAGTCCGACGTCATCTGGTGCACGAGAGATATCGTCGGGACCACAACCAGAGTTCTGGCGCTGTAGTACCTCTGCATCAGGTAGATGATCAGAGACTTACCGGACGCCGTCGGAGACAGGAATAGCGCTCGGCCCTCGCGGACACCGGCCACGAAGGCCTTCATCTGGTAGTCGCGGGGCTCGAGGGTTAGCCCGAGAGACTTAACGAACTCGGCACCCTCCACCAGAGAGAACTCGCGGTGGGAGGTGTCGAAGTCGTACTCGATCAGGTAATTACGCTCTCGGCAGAACACCTCAAGCTTAGACCTCAGCCCGCAGTAGAGCAGGCCGTGGATCATCTTGTATATTCTAAACCGGCCGTCCCAGAACTTATTCTTGACAGCCGGCATGAACTTAGCGCCCGGAACCTCAAACGTAAAGTAGTCGTTGAGCTCCTGACCTATTCCTGGATCACATATTATACGATCGTAGGTCTCGTCAAACTTCTCTACTCTTACGACGTCCACTTCACTTCGCTGCCGCGGCCAGCTTCTCGGTCTGGATCTCCTTGCGGCGCTCGCCGGCCAGCTTTCGCAGCTCTCCCAGGGCCTTGCGAGCGCGTGCCGCCGAGGCCTTCACACCCTTCGCCACGAATCGATCGTTCTCAGCCACATAAGTTTCCCACTGCAGCTTCATCTGCTCGTTTGTATTGCTCATTGGTTTAGACATCCTTCTATTTGTATACTGTAGGTTTACATCCACGGCGGGAGATAAACTACCTCTCGCCCATTACGAACTTCTGGTGGTCGAGCGCGGTCTTCAGCTGGTAGCCGCGGCTCATGATGCTCCTTATTATGGAGTCCAGCATCTCTACCTTCTCCTGCTGGGCGCCGATCTTGAGGGATAAATTTACGACCTCGCGATCTGACTCCATGTATATAGGCACGTCTGGCTTGAGGATCATGCCGCGGGCCGGAATCTCCCACCCCATGTCCTTGTGCTCCTTGGTGGGACCCATGGTGTACATCTCGTACTTGTCTTTCCTCAGGACCTTCATGTCCGACTCAAGCATCCTCAGGCGAATTCTCTCCTCGGTGAGCATTCGCATGTACTTGGAGTGTAGCTTGGGAATCTTGAGAGCCTCGGAGCCGATCTCGGTGGAATCGATCTCGGAGTCTTTACTCCACTCTTCTACTATCTCTTCTATCTTCATGCCTAATATTATACCACAACTTTTGACAATAGTGAAAAAAAATATCACACAGCTCGCAATATCGTCGACATGTGTGGTATAATAGATCTATCGGATCTTAAGCCAACTAAGATATCTTCTCAATCTGATACAGCTTATATCTAAAGGTAACCGTGGCGGTTACGTAGTTGACGTCCTCTAGAGTGGAGTCAAACTCGATCTCGCCGAGGTCGACTGGGAAGGCGTCCTCAAACACCACTGCGTAGTTGGCTCGTCTCTTGGAGTTCAGGATCTCCAGCTCTAGATCTGAGTAGATGCCCTCGCCGGACAGACGATCCTTGGAGTCTATGGTCTGGTACTGCTCGTAGTCTCTAGACCGAGCCATCTGAGCCATCCAGGTATATATCTCCATGTAGTTCTGCATGTCCTCGTCGACCTTGAAGGTTACGCTCAGGTCGCTGTAGCTCAGGTGATCGCCGGGCTTCGGGATGAATGTAAATGGGTTCTGCTGCTCTACGATCGGTAGGCTCAGCCTCGGAACAGTTACTTTCTGGACGAAGAAGTTAGTAGTCGGTGTCTTCTTTATCCTGAACTTGAAGTTCAAGGGTGATAGGAAATTTCTGTTGGACGGGTTGTCGCTTATAGCTGTCACTTTATTACTGTCTCCACGTCTACCTTTGTCCACCTACCGCGGTCGCAGTAGGCCATGACTACCTCGGATATAACCGCGCGCACGTTCTCTCGCCAGAACGTCATGAACGTATTTACCCTATCAAACTTGGGGTATACGTCGTCGGTCTGCCATAAGAACTCATTTATCAGGTGCGAGTGCTTCGGCATGTAGTAGTACACGTCTAGAGTCACGAGTACTTTTTTTGGTATGATAATCACTACTGCTTCGCGTGAGTTGTCTTTACGTGATTCCATATTCTATGACCGTTTTCGTCAGTATCTAGTCTATGTATAGTCGAGTGATATATCTTACCGCGAGGCGATATATTTACTTCCATACGATGCGTCTGACCGGTATTAGCCATTACGTAGTGATGAATCACGTTATCATGATGTTCACCGGTACGAGCTAGTATGGTCTGATGTCCCGGAACATAAGAATGAATATATCTCTTGAAATCTTCATGCTTATTCACAGCTTTTAGCTGCGCCTTATTCAGGAGCTTATGTATCGGATGATACGTATAGGCTTCGGCTATGAACTGCTTAAATGTTTTCATAAATCTATTTATAAAAAAAATGGGGAGCTTAACAGCTCCCCTATCTAGAGTCCACCTGCGCGGGCTCTAAGTCTCTCTTCATTTTTCTTTGTGCACTTTTTATTTATACAAAGAAAAAGGCCACCGGTTAGGGTGGCCTTGATCTCGGTGTAATCGTTTATGATACCTGTGTGTTTCTACATCAGGTTCGCGACGATCATCTTGCGGTAGTAGACGTTGCTGTTTACGCTCAGCGCGCCAGCACCCTTTGTCAGGCCCTCGGCAAATGGGTTGGCCACGACACCATAACGTGTCTTGAAGCCAATCTTCGGCTGGAAGGTAGCCTGGTCGACAGCGCGGACCATCTGCAGCGGGACGTACGGGCAGTAGAACACGCCTGCGTCGAACGCTGACGAGCCCTTATAGCCGACCGTTACGTAGTTGCCACCGATCGCGTACGGGTCGATGTAGACGCGGAAGCGACCGTTCAGGACACCGGCGAAGGTGTTGCCCGTGTCGTCCACGTTCAGGTTGTTGCTGTTGAGAGCCGGTGCGTAGTCGAGAACGCCGGCCATCTGAAGAGCCGACGCTACGTCGGACGAGCAGATGATGACGTTACCCTTGCCACGGCGTGTCTCTCGGGCGATGCGGTTAGCCTCACGCTCCAGCTGGAACATCAGACCCTTGAACTTCTCAACCGACCAGCGGCCGTTTGAGTCGGTGTCGAGGTCGAAGATACCTGCTGTGGTTACGTTGTCCTGGGCACCGACCTTAGCCGTGATGTTGATCTCACGGACGATCTCACGGTTGATTTCCGCCAGGATCTCAGCCGAGAGGATGTTCGACAGCTCTGTCTCAGCGTCCAGGCCATGGATAGCCTTGAGGTCCTGAGCCAGTTCCATCGTATACTCGGCCTTGAGGGCGCGAGACTTAGCCGTTACAGTGACCTTCTCGATCGTGAACGCCATCTGACCGAAGGCTGATCCCGAGTCGACACCGAGAGCTTCAGCATTGGCTGTGCCCATGCCGAAGTTGGTGTTATAGAACGCGGTGTTGACCATCGCTGTCGTGTTCGACTGACCTGGGATCGAGGCAGCTGGGCCTGTTCCGGCAGCCTGGCCGAACGTGCTGTTACCAGCTGTGAGAGTCGAGAACGCAGTGTTGACTTCGTTGTAGAATGTCTCACCGGTAGGAGCTGTCGTGTTGGCATACTGAGAGCGCATCGCGAAGATCAGGCCTGTCGGACCTGTCATCGGCTGCACGCCGCAGATGTCATAGGCGATCAGGTTCGGCATCGCACGACGCACGAGCGAGATCAGGACTGGATCGAACGTGTCGATGTTGCCTGTTCCAGCTGTTGAAGACGAAGCACCCATCTGGTTGACTGGCAGCAGAGACGCAGTCTCTGACAGAGTCTGGAAGCCGTTGTGAGCAGCTGCCTCACGAAGAGCGGCCTCTGTGTTCTCTAGCACAGTAGCAGTTACGCCGCGACGCAGCGGGTCCTTGATGGCTCCGAGAGCCGCGTGGTCCAGCACTGCTGCCCACTTCTTCTGAAGATCTTCCTTAAGGAACATTTATTATTCTCCTTGATTCCTTGTTTCTATATTTATTACTTGACAGTTCTTGAGATAGCCTTTACATAGCCGGCGACGCGCGGGTCTACCGCCGGAGCCTGCTCTGTGAGAGTATTTTCACCCTCAAAGGTCTCTTCCTCGATGTTCGACTTGGCCGGCTTCTCGTCCTTGAAGTATGTCTCCTTGACGACTTCCAGCTTCTTCTTGAAAGTTTCAACGTCACCGTCGAAGTCCAGCTCTTCAGCCAGAGATCTAAACTTCTCCTGCTGAGTCATCGCCAGGCCATTGGCGAGCTCCTCCACGACGTCGCTCAGCTGTGAGCTCACCAGCTCTTCCTGAAGCTTGGCGTTCTCGCTGATCGCTTCGTCGAGCTTCTTCTCCAGCTCGTCTACCTTGTCAGCCATCTGCTCCACGACGTCGATCTTGTCTTCCGGAAGATCGATGTAGTGCTCGGCGAACAGATTCTTCAGACCAGTAATGAAGTCGTTCGTCAGCTCGGTACGGAGAGAAGACTCGATGGCTACCTCGTTCTCCTTCATCCACTCCTCGACGACGTAGTCCAGATACCTGTCGAGATTCTCTGACGTCTCTGCCTCTACGCGAGCTACTTCCTCAGTCAGCTTCGTCTCGAACTCTTCGATGAGCTCCTCACGAGCTACCAGAATCTGAGATACTACAGCAGCCTCGAAGATCGCAGCGGCCTTATCCTTGAATTCTTCTGAGAGCTCCTCGCCCGCGAACAGCTCAGCGACGTCTTCCTTCATCGACTGACCTGGAGTGATCGAAGCAAGCTTAGGCATCGCGTCCTTTGTCTTCGGTCCAGCGCCAAGAGTCGTGTCGATAGAAGAAGAATTCTTAGCCGCATGATCGCCGACCTTATCAGCCTCATGACCGATCAGGGCCATCGCTTGATTGAACCAATGTGTCATATCTTCCTTGCCCATGCCCGAAGCCATGTGCAGCATCGTCTTCATCATCGATACCTTAGAGGCGTCTAGCGCCTTCGGATCTGATACAGAGCGAGCGGCTGGATGCAGAGAAGCAGCAGCGATGCTCTCTTCGCTAGTCTCCACAGCCTCTTCCTTGATCTCTTCTTTCTTCTTAGCCATATGGATTTTCTCCTTAAATCTTAGATTATTTATACTTTATATCTTTTTTAACGAGCTAATAAAGCTCTGGAACATACGAAGCTTCTGCTCCTCGAGCTGAGTCTTAGACATCTTATGTACTTCAGCTTTAGTATCTTCTAGCTTATGCTCCAACCAAGTGTCTTTGACCGCGTCGTAAACCCAGTCGACGTTTTCCATAATACCCTTGACGTATGCATCTGGAGCCGAAGGATCGGCGACGATATCTGCCGCTGTAGCAAGCTTGAAGTCGTCCTGTACTTCCATGATTCCGTCTTTGGTAGGCTTTAACGTGCCGAGTCCACGCGACGAAACACCCAGCCCAGCTCCAGAAAGCAGCAGGCCCTTAGCGATGTTACCCATCGGAGTGTCTGTCAACTTGGCCTTACCGACGAAGTTATCGCCGTCACGCTTAAGCTCTGTGATTAGATGAGACACACGATCTAGATTGATCTGTGGCCCGTTCGGATGACCTAGCTCACCGTACGCACGGTTATGCTTGACGACCTCCTCGATGTAGCGGTTTACTTCCCTCTCCATCACGTTCATGGGGTAGATGCGACCGTTGCGATTCTTCTTGTTGGCCTGAAGGAATACACCCTCGATGAAGTGCTCCTTCTCGCCGTTCTCTTTAGCCTCAGCTAGGTAGCAGACATTCTCGTTTAGCTCTGTAAATAGCTTCATTGTTAGTACTTCCAGGCTACAGGGACGCCGAGCATGCCGGCGCCGGTTAGAACGTCGTCAAACGCCTTCTGCACGATGACTGACTCGGTGTTAGACACGGTCAGGTTGGCGTAGGTCGTGTTCGCTGAGTTAGTAAACGACAGGGGAGCTCTAGCTCCAGTATTAATAACTCTTACTAATGTAGAATTAGCTACAGTATCGCCAGACGCCAGCGATACCTCTACGCCCTGTGGCTTAATGATCATCATACGTTTCTACCAGTGTTTACATCGACGCTGAAGTTTGGAAGAGTGATCGGTGTCACTGCTGGAGCTGACTGCTCCATCTCTTTCTTCTTGCCCTTCTTATTTTTAGTCGGATCTGTCGAGCCGATCAACGGCTGGGCTAGATCTTCTTTCATCGCCTGCTTGGTGGCAGTGGCGTACATTACGTCCTTGGCGCGCTTGCCGTAGCGAGCGCGGAAGTCGCTGAGCTTCTTCTTCATGCCCTTAACGATGTGCTCGCGCTTGTCCATCTCAGCGGATGTCATCTTGCGCTCCTCGAGATCACCTTCGGCGAGGCTATGAATCTTCGGATCGTACTCAGACTTCTTGATGCGCATCACGCCGCCGGCAGACTTGGTTCCCTTGGCAGTTACTAGCATAGTCTGCTTGCTCTTGGCCAGGGCTTTCTCGTCGAGCTCAACTTCTTCTTTGAAGTTCTTGGCGTGCTGAATTAGCTCAGGCACTGAATGATTATCAGCGTTCTGTGTAATTACTTTATTAGAATCAGTATGAATCATTTGACCCTTAGGCGTGAAGTGCACCTTATGGCCTGTGTTCTTCTTGATTAATGAACTAGTCGATAGACCTCGTGACAGATCAGTTCCATATCCCTCGCCGAGATGCTTCTTAGCAGCGGCGTGGGCTGAGGCTGAGTCGTCGTGCTCAGACGAAGACACTAGCTTGCTACCCACCATCTTCTTTACGCTGTAGGTACCGGCGTTCATGTTCTTATGAACTTCGGCGCTCTTGCCCTTAGAGCCAGAGACATAGTTCTGTACGAGAAGTTCGCTAACAACTTCTTCCTTAACTGGCTTTTCCTTTAGCATCTTCTTTGGTGGGCATGCCTTCATGCCGTGCACTTCACACATCTTACCGGCTTCAGACATGTTACACTCAAACGTAGGCGTACCGCTTGGCGGCGGCGATGAACTTGTAGATGATGCTGTACGTGCCTGTGATGGAAGAGTATCATCTTCCTTTAAGCAATTCTTCATGCCGTGTACTGGACATTCGACACCAGCCTTAGTCTTATTGCACTTGGTCTTCTCTTCAGTGCGAAGCGCCATGACTTCTTCATTGGTATTCCACGGGCCTAGATACGCTATGTCTGAGAGCTTGTGGGCGTCCTTCGAAGCCTTGTGAGCTTTTACGCTGTCGTCGTGTCTAGTCGGGCTGCCAGACGAGTGACTATTTTTCGCGAGATGATGGGCTAGATCTGCCATGTGGTGAGCGCCTGCGGCGTCTTGATGATACTGCGCAGCCTTATCATCTTTCATGTGCTTTGAGCGCGCTGCCAAGACGTGGTGAGTTCTAGCCTCCGCCGCGTGATCTAAGGCGTGCTTGTCGTGACCATAGTCAATGTTAGAATCAAAGGCCTCGTAGACCTTCTCGTCTTCTCCAGCCTTATAGCCATGATGAGCGGCTTTGTCGGCGTCCATATAGGACTTAACGTTGGTGGCTGAGTATACGTCAGAGCCGTTACCAACTCGATCGGCGTGCTGATCTACGTGGTGCTTGTCGGCGAACTTACGCTCGTCGCCTGCCTTGGGCGAGTAGTCAACACCCGGCTTAGTGCCGAGGATGTCCTTGGTCTTGAGTTTTGAGGACTTTACTCCGTCCAGAATCTGCTTAAGCGTCTTGGCCATTAGGTTCCTCGATCCCAGTCTCGACTTCGTCGTTTTGATCTTCAGCACTATTTATTTCAGCGCTGTCTTCACCAGCGTCAACCTCTACCTCTTCGGGCTCACCCTGTGGAATCTCCTCGCCGGCGAAGAACATGGCTTGAGCCATCTCCTGACGCCTGGTGTCCAGAGCAGCCACCACTCTCTGGCCTAGCAGCTCTGCGGCTTGAGTCTGAAATTCAGAAGGCTTGGAGGACTGAGCCGCCTGCATGAGTGTCTTGAGGTTTGGTTCCATCGCGCTCTCCATATCGAGTTGTTATACTATACCCTTGTTCTTAGCTACTATCTGAGAAAGACTCTTAAGCTTGGCCTGATCTTGAAGAGACTTGTTCTCCTTCTTCATGAGCATCTTATACTCTACCTTGGCTCGTCTGACCTTAGCGACCTTGTCGTCGCCGCTTGGAACTGCGGCCTCGTCTCCAGACAGTGGTTTCTGCGGGCCGCCGGCCTGAGGTGGTCCACCCGGTTCCATCTGATCAGGAGGCTGCATCATGTCCGGCGCAGATCCCTCCTCCTCTATCATCTCGTCCTGCTCCTCGATCTCGTCCTCGGTCTGCTGCAGCACGTTCTTACGCGCCCAGTCAACCGAGTAGTAGCGACCAATGAGCTGAGCGTTCTCCATCAGAGACATGAGGTTGATTCTGTTCTCTAGGACCTCGGCTTGCTTCATCTCCTCGAAGTAGTTGTCCTTCGCGAAGTCAAACTTGATCTTAGGCTCAATGATCTTCCAGTCGTCGAGCGTCATGACGCCCTTGAGCACGAGTTGCTTCTCCAGCAGCTTGAGGAACAAGACGCCGAAGCGGCCGCGTATGCGAGTGATGAATCGAGCAAACTTGAGCTCGTCGCGCGTTATCTCTGTGGCTCTACCGAGCGAGAACAGCGCGTCTGAGTTGAGGCGGTTGACCGGAACGTTTAGCGTCTGGTACAGCTTCTTCTGGAAGTAGAGGACGTCGTCCATCTGGCCAAGAGTCTGACCGCCCGGCAGTGTAGTTACCTCGGTCCCTCGCCCGCCCTCTCGGCGTGGTAGCCAGAAGTCCTCGAGCATCGTCATGAACTTGCGGTCGTCGCGCACCTCGCCGGTCGCGCCGTCGTAGATCAGTCGATTCTTGTGCTTGACCATGATGTCGCGGACGTACTGCTCGGCCTTCATCTTTGGAAGGTTGCCGACGTCGATATACCATATGCGGCGCTCCGGAGCGCGGCTGATTCTATAAATCACAAGCGAGTCCTCAAGAACTCTGAGCTGGTTCAGCGCCTTGATACCCTTGTGTAGGTATGACAGGACCATC